GCCTGATGCTCGACCAGTTCCTTCTTCGCGTTCGTCTCAAGAGCTACCTGATCGGCGGCTCCAAGCTTCTGCGGGTCGCCCGCGTCCTGCATGTTGATCGGTTGCCAGAACGTCTCGCCGACCTTCTCGTTCTCGACCGGATTCATGTCCTCAAGTTCGAGAATCATGTTCGTGTTCAAGAAGCCCCACTGCTTGCCTTGAGCGTAGAAGGTTGACCGGGCCGCAGCATCCGGGTACATCAGCTTGCGGGTGTCGAACTTGGCGAAGTACTTTCCAGCCGAGCGCCCCATGTCAGAAAATAACTTCCGACCGAACTCTTGCTCGTAGCGGTTCAGCCAAGGGTGCAGGCAGTAGAGCACGAACTCGATTGAGCTCTGTTCGACGTTTGACTTGCCGCCCTTCTCCTGAGCGCAGACCATGTGCGCCGGGACTCCGAAGATAGCGCAGATTTCTTCGCGCTCGTACTTTCGGGTCTCAAGCATCTGGCCCTCTTCAGGGGTCGCTGCAATCTTCTCGTACTTCACGCCCTGTTCAAGAACTGCAACCTTGAACTGGTTCTCACCGCCATGCGCTTCTGCCCATGACCGGCGGAGCGTGTCGATTGCCTTGTCCTCAAGCTTGTTCGGGAGTGTGAGAATACCCGCTGGACGTGCGCCATTTCCGAAGAACTTGGCTCCGTACTTTTCAGTCGCCAGCGCCAAGCCGAACGCCTGACGAGCGAGCCACACAGTCGATTGTCCGAGCCGACCATCAAGTGACAAGCCGGGAACGTGCAGCATGTTCTCTGCGCTCACCAACCGGCGCAGACCGACGTTCATCATTTCTGGATTCTGGTCGACCACGAAGCTGGAGGAGTCCATCAGCTGGTCGGAAGTCTCGTACATCAGGGTGCCAGCCGGAAGCAGGTCGCCTTCGAACATGAGAGGTTTCAGAATCCTGATCGGTCGAGTGCGTGCTGGGTTGCGCGGCCAGAGCGCGACAATCTGCGCTGAGTTGTTGCGCTGTATTTCAGCGTATGCGTTGCCCCAGAGCAGGTCGTGAATCATCATAACCTTGAGGAAGACCGCGCTGGTCATTTCAGGGTTGGGCTCTTGGTTCACAATCCGGTAGAGAGGGCTGTCGATGGCGATGTTCTTACTGGCCCGGCCAGCAATCTTCGCACGCTGATAAACGTGGAGGGGCAGGGACGACACACCATCGCTGATGATGTTGACGGCGGCGTAGACAGTGCCGACCTGAAGCGCGGTCATCTCGGAGACTCTTATCCCCGAATCAGTACGACCTCCATTGAAAATGTCAAAGCAACCACTCGGCTGGATAGCTTAACGGGGTCTGCGGATTTTCAAGAGACGTCCGTTGTTCGGGAGCGCGACCAATAGTCGCGTTGAACATTCTTGTAACAAAGTTAGGCACGGTGGATTACCTCCTCTCCGGGTCGCGCGGAACGAAAGTTCCAAGTGGCCCTCTGACTTGCGGTCGCCGTGAGGCTCTCGCTGTAACCAGATGCTCAGGGTGCTCTACTGCACGTCGTGATGCCGCCTTCGACATTCGAATGCGAGTAGTTATACTCATCCCATGTATCAGGGAAGTGTTACGACGGCGTGTTGCCCACGCCTTAGCGCGAGTAGTTGCCGACGCCATGTGAGACACGTCGCAGCCCTTTTTGGCTTCGCTCAAGTTCCTCTTGTGCTCTTCACTCTTTGGGCCGCGCAATTTATCCCGCGTCATTTCAGTAGGTGGACCGCCTGTTCCACCAAGCGTAAGGTTGTACCCGACTGTCGGGTCCGAAGAGCGCAGCGCCCAAATCCAAAGCTGCTCAAGCATGTTGAGTTGCTCTGGTGAGGACGCCTCTGCTATAACTTCGAATGAAAAATACGACAATCCATACTTGTTCATCGCCCGATAAAGCAACGGCGCACGCTCCGGGTGACGCCGGGAACAGCTGCAGTGGTCGTGCCAGCGCTTCTGCGGGCGAAGTTCTGTCTTACCCACATAATACTTGCCGTTAACAGCATTCGTTATCAGGTAAATGAACACAGCGCTCCTTAGCATGTCCCAGAAGTGTGACGGGGCTGTTTTTACAGAAAGATAATACCTCGTTCGGAATACACTGAGCCGGTCTGTGCCAGCGCAGGCTCCGCACAAATCCTGCTCAACGCCATTATGCTAGCAACGACGCCGTCTATCTTTTCTTTCGACTTCTCTTTGTCAGGCTTGATGCTGCCAGTCGCGTCAGTCGTGGCTGACACGTTCCCAGCGTTCCAAGCAAGGACTGGGTCGCCGTAGTGTTCCAGCTTCTGCCCAAGCACCATGCCCATGAGCTCCTTCATAGGCTCGCTCATCGTGCGATAACCCATGCGGCACTCCTCCGGCTTGAAGCCATCCTCCTTCAGCTTGTTGGCAATCCACTGCGCGTTCCAAGAGTCAAACGCTATGTCGTTGAACTGGTAGAGCTTTCGAAGCTCGACGATCTGTTTGTAGATGAACTCATGCTGGATGGTATCGCCGGGGCACGTCAGCAGGTACCCTTCGTTCTTCCACACGTCGTAGCGCACGCGGTCTTTCTTCACACGCTCCGCGATGCAGCCCTCCGGCACCCAGAACCAAACCAGCACTGACCACTTCGGGTCGGGCGGCGTCACAACGACGTCGTCGTACTCAATAGGAGCACGGAAGTGAACCTGCTCTCTCGTCTGTGGGCGCGGGATGCGTTCGACGAGTCCCTTCGTTGGAGGGAACACAAGAGCGAACGCCGACAAGTCAACCTTCGCCGACAAGTCAAGCCCGCCGATGGCGATGCGGCCCTTCAGTCGCTCGCGCGCCGCCGCGATAAGGTCACGCGGGGAAGCAAGCGGCCCGGCAGCATTGCAGCGCGCCCACTTGTCAGGCGGCATCCACCGAATCTCTTGGTTCGTCCAGACGTTCAAGTGCTTGCAGAGGAAGCTGTTGAGGGCGGTCGGGTCTATCTTCGCCTTCGCAGCAGCCTCGCGCAGGTAATCCCACTTAACACTGACGCCGAGGTTCGGGTTTGCCTTCGGCCAGCACGCTTCGTCCTTCCAGTCGTCTCCGTCCTTGCCGTCCTTGTCCGGCTCGTCGATGCAGGCGATGTACGCGAACATCGCGTCGCCATCCTGCGCCGACAGGTTGCCAACGAGAATGTTCTCAGCGACCTTGCGCTGCGCGAAGCAGATGCCCTTGGTGTCGTAACCGGCTGTGGTGATTGATAAGCAGAGCGCCTGCGACCGGGAGGCAGTCGATTCCTTGTAGGCGTCATACAGCAAGCGCGTCGGATGCTGGTGGAGCTCATCAGCGATGAGGCAGTGGGTGTTCTTACCATCAGCCGTTCCATAATCGGCGGATTGTGGTTCGAACTTCGATGCCGTCTCCATCACGCTCAAGTTGTTTCGATATGAAGCCACGCGGCTGGCGAGGAAGGGTGACTTCTTCCGCATGCGAACCGCCTCGTCGAACACGATCTTCGACTGGTCGCGCGTCGTGGCGATGGAGTAGACCTCCGCGCCGGGCTCATCGTCAGACACCATCATGTAAAGGCCAATGCCCGCCATGAAGGTGGTATTGTGTGTCGGAACCATCGCTTCCCCGACAAGAAACAAGTGGCTTGGACCTGACACCTCAATACAGCGGACGGGAACCGAAGCCACAGGCTCAATGGACACAATTGAAATCTTGCGGGTACGGTCACCGCGCAGAGCTCGCTGCCTCTTATACTTTCTTTCAAGCCAAAAGACTCTCTCATTAGTTCGTGGCCAGAACTGTATTCTATATTTAGGACCGCAGTCCACACCGCTGATAGTTGCTCGGTCAATATCAATACGTCCAACATAACCCAAACCACGAAGTAACTCTTGAAAGTCATGTGCCAGCCTATGACTTGTGCTGGTGAACTCGCAAAGGCCCGACTTGTAACAGCAACCGTCGGTGTCCATCAAGCCGCGCAGCAACTCCAATCGCTGTGTAATACTGCCAGTCAGGTAAGCAAAGGGAATGTGTTTGTTTCCAAGCACACCTGCTCTACGAAGGAGCGATTGTAGGGAGATACCTGAAACAGTTCCTAAGTGATAGCGCATTCCTTCAGGCTTACCACGTCGTGGCACCGCAACAACTCCACGCTCCGCAAGGCGCTCAAGTATACCGACGTCTGCACATGTAAGACGTGCGGACAAGGAATCGCCATCGCCGAGCCATACACCCATAGCGTACGGGGCTACATCCAACTCACGTTCCTTATAGCGGAGAGGCTCTGTAATACGTATCTTATGATTCCATTCCGTACCAATACGCACACGCTTTGAAAGCTCTTCTGTGGTATGGATGCTATCTTCCCGACTTCGTCGCTTTCCACGAGTACCATTTCCCGGCTGCCTTGATTCGGTAAGCCATCCATGCTCTGCGTCTGCAACAACTGAGGAGCCATCATCAAATGTAACCCTATAGCACGGGTGATTATACATCACATCCGTACAGCGAAGCACTCTCTGAATAGCACCACGTTCATCAAAAACAGGATCGCCGGGCGCAAGGTCGCCAAAGACTCGCCAGCCGTTCGGGGTTGGAGTAGGAGTGTCAAGCGCCAGTGCCTTCCCATTTTTCCTAGCGACCTCGATGTGTGCCTCGCGGAACCGGCGCGAACCGTCCGCGCGCAGGAAGCCGAACAGGTTAGCGAGAATGAAGACTTGCCAAGGCTCAAGGATGAAGGGCAGGCCGCCGCCTTTGCCCCACTCGCCCTTGCTGTGACGCAGCGTCCCGAAGAAGTCAACCACGTGCTGGGCGCGTTCCCTGTCAAATGTTACGCCGCGTTGCGCCCCGAACTTTAGGTCAGATATGAAGCGCTTTGCTGCCAGTATAAGGAGCTTCCCGGCGACTATCTGGCCGGTAAGGATATCTGACGCGTACTTTACAGCCACTTTATAGGCGTCGATATGGGGAGCAGAAGGAGGGCGAACGACGATGGTGCTTGGCATAAAATCCTTTGACATTCAGTCTTTGAAAAACATTTAGTGCTGATCGTACTCGACGATAACAGTACCACTCGTCTCGTGTGGTTTTCGACGATTTTTAGATTTTTGTAGCAGCCCTGAGCAGCTCCGCAATCGCCTCCGGCGTCTCTGCAACAGGGTAGAGCGCATCTCCATCCTTCAAGCGCAACATCGCGCCTCCAAGGTAGGGGAAGGCCGCTGAGAAATCGTCAGCGTCAATCGGAACAACGCGCTCCGGGTTGTTCTTGTCGTGCAACTCAATCAGCTTCATAACTTAACCCCGGCTCACCCTTAGACCACCCAAGGCTTCTCGGTAGAGCCGGGGCTCTTGGTATACGTCTTAAGAACTAAAAGTGGGGCGGTCACCTCACTCGGACGTGCCGGACGCAACTCCAGCCCATCTTCGTGTTTGCGTAGGCTCCCGCCCCGCTCGCGTTGTACTCCCCGCCTCAACAGCTACCCGCACTGGGCCAGTCGCCGCTGCTGCGATTCTTCGAACGCGAAACGTAAAACTTAGTTGACGAGCGTCTCGTCGATTTGCGACAAGTCAGGCTCGTCACTTCCGCCGGGCACCACGTCTCCCCTGCTTGGGAAATCCTCCGGGGCCTTCGGCTTCTCAATCTTCAGCTTGCTTCTGCTGGCCGGGGTCAATCCGAACTCAATCAGAAACCCCTTCATGTTCTTGCTGCTGGCGAGGTAACCAGCCAACGCCGGGTTTGTCTTGCGCTTGTACCCGGCCAAGTCTCCGTCCTTGGTAAAGTAAGGTTCCTCTACCATCGGCGACTTCAATACTTCGTTGCGATACTTCTCCGCCATCGCTGCGCTGACACACGCCTCGGACAGAGCGATGCCATCGACGATTGAAAGAACTCCGACGGTCGTAAGCTCGCGTACGAACACGCGCCAGTGTCTCTTCGCGGCAGTGCCCATGCCCTTCGGCATTTCGGGTGTGCCAAGAGGAGGCTTCGGCTCCAGCGTGTTGAGCGGACGCCCGCCGGGATTTCCCTCAAGCTCTTTGATAGCAGTCGGTTTGGGTCTGCGCGACACTTAGATGGCTTTCTTGACGTCGGCCTCAATCTTGGCGACCAGCGCTTTCACGCTGCCCTCTGCCTTCGATACGTCAGCCTTCACGTCCGCCTCGATTTTCTCTGCTTCGGCTTTCGCTTCCACAATGACCTTCGAAACGTCAGTCCAAATCTTCGCGCGAACCTGCGATTCTTTCGAACGCAGTGCAAGGATGAACTTCTCCCCGGCAGAAACAACCTTTGCTTCCGCAGCGACAACGTCGGCCCTCAGACTCTTGCGCTCAAAGTAAGCGACAACAGCAAAGGCTGCGACGAGCCCAGCAACAATCAGTTCACCAGTCATAATACTCTCCCCGCGCGGCTTGGCCGCGCCAGTGTAGCCTGGAAGTGTGACGGGTCTTATGCGGCGGGCATTAGAATACTTCAAGAAGAAAAGGGCAGCCGGTTAGCTGCCCTCATCGGTTTTGCTCTTGCGGAAAGCTTAAGACGTCAGGTTCTACTTATTAGGCGGCTGTGACCAGCTTCTGCAGCTCCGCGCTCGCTTTGTCGGCGGCCGTCTGTGCTGCCACAACCTTCTCGGCGTAAACCTTCTCGGCCTTCGCTGTTGCCTTCGCAACCGCCGCGTCCTTGCGGGATTGCACTCGCGTCAATTTCGCTTCGAGCTTCTCAAGCGTTTTCGACGCCTTGGTAATGTCTGCTGTGTTGCCCATGTTTCTCCTTTTGATTCTGGTTGGTTCTTCGCGTTGCTACTGCGGTCTCAAACATCCTATCAAATCGCCGGAGCGATTGCAAGCACTAACTCACACCATGCGGCTGCTCTTTGGATTCAACGTGGTCGCGCAATCTTCGCCGGGCGTCCTTGGCGAAACCGACGTACATAATAATCTCCGGGTTACGCGGGTCGAAGAGCCCGT